AATGGGGGACCGTCTTGGTCCCCCATTTTATTTTCTCAACTCCCACCAAATCATAACCTGTTCCCAAGCGTAAATACCGGCAAGAATGAACATGGTTCCAAAGAACCCGGCGATCATTCCGTCATAGAAGTCCATCAATACCCCTCCTGAACATCATTTCTTCGGCGTGTCTCCGCAAGACGAGGCCTGGGAGTTTCCGCCCACCTCCGTAAACCCAACGCGAAAACTGCCCTGCTGCCCCTTCGTAATCGGCGCGGTTGAGCAGTCGTCTGAGCGTCGAAGCCCCGAACGCCCCAGTATTGAATTGAAAATCCACAAGAGCGTCCACCATATCAGGAGCAAGTTCGACGGACACTCGCCGCTTGACTTGCCCCTCGGCTTCCTGCAAATCACCCAACAAGAGCTTTTCGGCGGTGGCAGTATCAATTTCGTCACCCTCCTTCACGCCCTTGGTATGACCGTAGCCATACGTCCACACCGATGCAGGACAGCGGTAGGCTCTTAATCTAAGACCCTCAAACTCTTTTGCCAAGTCGAGTGCGCGCAACCTGGAGCCTTTCGCCAAACCAGAACCCGAGAACATAGCCCATGACCGCCTCATCGCCATCTGTCCACATGCCCAACACCGCATTGTCCCACGACTCTGTGCGGATTAGAGCGGTGTATTTCGCGTAGTGGACAAGCCCCCACACTCCGACGATGGCGTAGGTAATCGCGCTGCGGGTAAAATACCGAAGTGTGACCGCCAAGGTTATAATTGGAGACAACATGGGATAAACGACCCACTTGACGGGCCATGAATCAGATGACGCCAGCGTCTTATAAAACGACTGCATCTCATCGCCAAGGCGAGAATCGTGAGCCAGAAGAGCTTTCTGCTGCTCCAGAGTCGCCTTTGTTTCAGCCAGCGCAAGCTCGAATAGCTTGGATATTTCAAGGTTTTCCGTCTCGTGCTTGTACTGGACATCCCGCATTTTGAAGGCGAAGTCCTGCTGTGTGCGAAGCATTTCAAGTTCATGCTTCGCGTCCGCCTTCTGCGTGAAGAACTTCAGAAGAGGACCGGCAAAGGACGAGAAAAAGCCAAGTACTGCGGTAATTGCCGCTATCATCTCGCCACGCTCACAATCGCAATAATAGCCCCGATAACCGCAGTCGTCGCAGCTACAGTTGCCCCTATTGTCTTCCAGACCTCCGACTTGCCTTTTTCCGCTCCGGTCTCCTTGGCGTGTCGGATGGTGATCGTCTCCAAACTCTTGGCGAACGTAGTCACCTTGGCGTCAATCTCGGAGAGCGTCGAGCGCATCTCCCCCATCATCATCATCATATCGTCGTGGGCAGCGCAGCGGTCGTTGGGCATTATCCAAGAACCTCAATGGCAAAGGTGCATTCGGAGACAGGAATGGTCCCGCTGCCATTCGACTGGTATGCGACCAGCCAGAAGTAGTCTCCGGCAGAGACGGCGATGGGGTTTGAGACGATGGAAAGCCCAGTCGTCACCTGACTCCCTGCTGCGACGGTGAGACACCCGCCTGCTACAGCCCTATTGGGGCTTCCGCTCTTGTAAAACTGGAGCGTCCTAATGCCAGATGTTTTCCCGGTGTTGTCGAATGTGGCGCTGCCACTCAGGCGAACGTAGTTAACGCCAGCAGGAATGGTGATTCGCTCACGATTTGTGATGGTATCGTGAAACGCATTCGTGTCAAAAGACTCGACCCAAGCAATGCCACTATTCCCTACAATAACGCCGCTGGAGCCGTCTGGTACGGTTTCGGTCCCAGCACCAGAAGTCAGCAAGCACCCCCTGAATGGAATCACACCACCAGTTGCTGAACTTATGTGAGTATGGTTGTTTACACCATTAAAACTAATGGCATCGCCAGTTGTGGGAGAAGAATGGTTGTGAGCTATTGGGTTGGCGATTAATTCATATCCTGTGTGGTCAGACTTAACTGCAACAACCTTGTTAGCGTCTCCAGCAACGAGAGTTGTCGGAGGTACAATGTCATTCACGACATTTACCGCCGAGTCAATCAAGTCCCCAAATTGACTCTCGGTCGGCACATCGCCTGCGTTGAAGTAGGTCTTCAGGGTAGTGCGGGATACTTGGGTCATTTCTTCCTCTTCATGGCGGAAGTAAATCCAGGATACAAAGCCTCAAAACCAACTTTGGCTGCTTCAGGTATCGCAACGCCTTCGGTCAGGTAGCGCCTGCCTGGGCCGGAAAGGATCAACTTGGATAGGGCGTATGGGAGCGCAATCATCCCTGCTGTTCCGGCAGGACCACCAGCTACACCGGCTGCCCCGCCTGCTGCGATAGTCCCCAACGCCCCGAGAAGCCTCTGCCCCCCAGCAATGGTAGCCGTATTTGATGTGTTGACGATACCGCGTTGCGCCACATCTGCGACACGCGACAGGCGCATAAGCCGGTTGAACTGCTCAGGCTCAAGAATCTCCTTGAGCGTAGGTTCACCGTACCTTTTAATAACAGAAGAAAGTTTAGCAGCAGACGGAGGCGAGAAGGCTACGCCGCCACTTCCAACCACCTTCATCTCCACGTCGGAGAACAAGTCGGTAAGGAAGTTGCGACGGAGGACATCAAAAGCCTCGTTCCCGACGATGGTCTTGAGTTTGGAAATTTTTGTCGTCTGACCAGGAACAAAAAACTTTTTGACAACCTGCTCAGGGGCGTCTTCCATTACAGAAGCGAACTCTTTACCTACTTTGCCACGAATGACTCCTATTTGCTTACCGTAGAATTTTCGAGCTTCGGCCCAAGCATCCGCAGCGTCAGGACCAGCAGACGCGGCCCAATCAGCAATATCATTGTCCAGCGTGTTAAGAAGGCGCTTAAAAACGCCTGCCTTCTGCTGCGCGATAAGGTCTTTTGAGTCTGCAAGCATTCGGACGTTTTCTCGCAGCAGCTTCAGGTCGTCATAACTCAACGAACCTCCAGACTCATCAACGATCTTTGATAGTTTGTCAATCGTCTCAGGACTTTGCGTTTGCAGCCCTGAGACGACGGATTGCTTGATACTGTCCAACTGCTTCTTAAAATTATCCAATGTAATAGGTCTATCACCGGCAAGAGTCCTAGCCTCGTCAAACTTCTTTGCGGCTTCACTGCGGAACAGCCCGAGCGTCTTCTGCGCCCCGGCCTTAGCCTCGGAGCCAGCAACAGCACCTTCGACCTTGCCACCGGCAGTTGTAAGAATGTTTTGCACTTCATCCGCAAGGGCCTGCATATTAGCGCCTTGAGCGCGTTCCATTGTCCCGGCAGAGCCTATGGCATTCTTTAGCCCCCCCTCGATGATCTGCTGACCTCGACCTCCTGTAGCTTGCCCAGGAAGAGGCTTGACGCCCATTGCCTCTGCTTCGCCAAGAACGGCAGCTGCTTCTGGAACAATCCCACCAGAAGGGCGCAACACCTTCTGGACCCCAGCGCCAAGGAGCTTGCCCCCAGCTTCTCCGCCAGCGCCAAGCAACGCAGATTCGCCAAGGTCTGAGGCTATATCCATCGGGGTTTGGTTCTGTTCAACACCCATAGCCCCAGCGATGAGCTTTTTAACGCCTCTACCTGCCGCAGTTCCTACAGCAGCACCACCAATTTGACCGGCTGGGCCAAGCGGTGTGCCTGCAACAACGCCAGCAGCCCCACCTACTAACTCAGGAACGTCACCTGCAAAGTCAATGGCGTCAGCCCACGACAAGCCTTCCTCGTCAGCCCGACGCCAAGCGCCATCCTTTTTGAAGTAGAATTCACCTGTCTTCTTATTTCTCGCAGCGTTACCGTCTCCGAAAGCCTTGCGGAGAACGTCCATACGCCCCTCGTCGGTGTCTGCAAACGAGAATAGCGCACGAGTACTGGCGGGGAGTCCGGCCCCCTGTTGCGACGTGGTGTATGCAGTATCCGGTGTTTCACCAGTTGGGAACATGGTAAGCATCAGTACTCCCAATCGGATGTAGGTGCTACAGTTGCTGGCGACGTTGATGCGATCTTCCCGCTCAGAATATCCCGAAACTCTTTTTTATACCTAGACACCTTATCTGCAAGAGCCTCAAGTTGCTTCTGCGAAGCCTTCTTACCAGATGCGCGAATATCGTCAAGTTCTAATTTTGCACGGGCGATAGCATTAATTGCTTGTAGCGCACCTGAGAACTGAGGAGCCGACATGCCAGCGGAGACAAAGTTATTCTCAAGGCGGGTCAACTCTGCGTCAGCAGCCTGCGCCCCGGTAATTTGCTTGCGGTATACGTCGAAGGTGCGTCCAACGGCCCCTCTCCATGACCAATAATCTTCTGTGCCAATGCCTGAAAGGTCGCTATAGTCGCCACCAAGAATTTTGTCCTTGTATTTCTGATATGTATTTTCGTACTGCTTGGCATAATCAAAATACTCAGGACGAGTTTCCTTAGCCAAGACGAGAGTAGAAAAAATAAGGTCTTGGTTTGCAACTTGGCTTTCAAGCGCCTTTTCTCGCAGCGCAGGGGTCGTAGTTGGAATTTCTCCACGAGCGACTTCGATGCTTTCGCCTGGGGCAACCCACTGGAATGACGGTGTTCCGTCAGCCATGGGAACCGTTACTTGCTTGTATCCTTTAGCACCAAGTTCGCGAGACATCGCATCGTAAGCGTTTTTCTCTCGCGGCGTGAGCGGCCGAGACTTCTTAATCTCTTCAAGTTTTCCCATATCCTGCTGCATACGCATGAGCTGCGTAGGAGCAAAACTGGCTACTTTTCTGGCGCGTTCTTCCCTGAGTTTGTTCTTCTCTTCTTCGCTGATGTCCAACTTAGAGAGAAGCGCCTCGAAGTCTCCACCCGCCTTGCTTACAACGTCGTAAGCTCCTACCTCTTGCGGTACTTCTCCAGAAGACGGATCGTATCGGTAAAACTTCCCTCCTGCCTGCAAAATCTGGTACTTTTTATTCGCACCAGCCTTCGCCAATGCTGTATTGTATTCCAACTCCAAAGCCTGTTTCAGCGACTCGGAAGGAGCACCAGCCGCCATCGCAACCCTTTTGGCTCGAAGCGCATTAGCAGCAGCATTGGCATTGTCGAGAACGTCCCAGCCTTGAGAGGAAGCGGAGAGCGGCGTCATGGGAGACTCGCCTTGCGTAGGGCCTTCAGGCTGATAGCCCTGCATAGTCGGCATCACCTTAGAAACTTGGTCAACGGTAACTTCCGGTACGCTCTGCCGTGCAGCTTCCTGCGCTCCAGCCAGAGTAGCCTCTTCCGCCCTCTTCTTCCGCACCGTCTCAGCCAACGTCATGGCCTCAGCGGGGCGCAGATGGGGGATGACGGCTTCAGCACGGGCATAAAAGTCTCCGGGGGTGTCCTGCCAAATCTTGTCAACGCGAGACAAGCGCTCAGACTCGGCTTGCTTTGCCTTCATCTCCTGCAATGCACCAGCCGTGTTTACCGACTTCATGTACACGTCGGCAAGCGACGGCACGCCGGACATAATCTCGTCTGAGGTCATGCCAAAGTTGCCAATCGGCATTTTAGTAGCTCCCCGACTTCCAGCGATCCATCATGGACATGAATTGGTCGTCGCGCTTGTTCCGCATCGACTGGTTGAGGTAGTAGTCGATGGCGTTAGTAGCGGCAGAACCAAGAGCGCCACCGACTCCGCCCATCTGAGCGTTAGCTGCATAGGCTGGCTGCGTAGCACTGATAAGCCCCATGTACTGCTGCCCCAACTGCTGCGCGTTGGCGGCGTCGATAGCAGCCCCTTGGCGCATCATCGCGTTCTGGTATGCCGCACCGCGAGTACCACCGGCAGCGCGGGCAGCACCGGCTCCTACATCCGCCAACCGCTGCGCCCTAGCAGCGCGAAGCGCCGGGTCTTTCTCGTACATCGACTGCGGGTTGGATAGGAAGCGCTTGTACCACTCCATCGCGTTCTTGCGGGCATTGACATCGCCCTTCATCGCCTTGTTCTGCTGGTACGACTTGAACAAGTCGAGACCGCCCTTGAGAAGGGCCGCGTACATCGGGTTCATGTCGCGCTTGCGATCATCCTGTGCGACGGACGACGGCATACCAAAATCCTGATATCCGTAGTCCTGCGTGGGCTGGAACATCGGCTGATACGAAGGCGAATACGCACCGCCAATGCCTCCCATACCTCCAGCGCCCATCGAGGCGTCAAAGGACTGGTAACTCGAAGGCGAGGTATAATAGTCATCATACGACATGTCGTAAGATGAGGAGTACGGCGAGACGTTCATATCGGTGTAATCGTCCATTTGTTCCCTCCTAAACGTATTTTATCACGTATATTCGTTAAGTGTCCCACGCCTGTTGATCTGCACATGGGGGTCGCCAAAGATTAGAAAAACAGAGTCTTCGTAGGTGTCTGATGCGACTGACGACTTGCGCCTAAGCGTCCCACCAATGTCTGCGGACGCGCCAACGTTGGTCCCAGTTAGAGTCGTAATGGCACAAGTCAAATGAGTATACGCAGCAGTCCCCGATGGAATAAGGCAGTCGGTCGTGTAGGTGGATGTTGACAACGCGCTCCCCCTGTTGGTTACCCCGATAATAACCTCAAACCTGACGTACTCGTTTACAGCAGGAACTCTCGCTCCGGTATAAATATGAACATGAAAGCGGATTTCACTGTTAGCCAAAATTCCATGCGTGGTTTGGACACCAAATGCCTGACGCTTTTCGTTGGCAGCGACTGCCTCGTTGGTGTATTCGTATGCATACCGACTGGTGCTATTGATATTCGCCAGTGCAGGTACGCCAACCCCGACCGAAGCTAGGTTGAGAAAATTGAAGCTGACATCATCCCACGCAGAGTTGCCGCCCGTGTCGGACACGAATAGCTTCTTGTCAATCTGACCCTGGACGCCGCTCGTCACGCCGTCCAAATAGCCCAACTCGGTATCGGACACGGTGGACGATACTGCTACTTTTCCAGACGCATTTGAAATAAGTGCCCTATTTGCGGTCAGGTCAGCCGACGTTATGGTCGTTGCCGCGCCAGTTATGGTCGCCTGTTTGCCGTTAATCTGAGTTTGGATATTACCGGATGCACCGGTAAGATATCCCAACTCCGTCGATGTAACCGCAGACGTAGTGAGTTCCCCACCAGCATCGGTGATGACAGCCCGGTTAGTGAACGGGAGGATCACCGCCCCGGCTGCAACGCGAAGAACGACCTCCTTCAGTCGAAGCAGCCAGTTCATAAACGTAACCGGCAAGCCAAACTTGCGAAGGTCGTTAATCGGAGGATCGGGGATAGTAGATACGGATGCCATTACCACTCACACGCGGTAGCAGAAACGTAAGCAGAGTTGATATTCACCGGGAAGTCTGCGTCTATGGAGATTTTGTACACCCTATTCTGCCGAGCGTACCCCAACCCGAAGATTTCGGTTCGGCTCCCGCGTCCGGTAAACTGAGTCGTTACAGGCGTCGAGTAGTTATGCCCACCGTCATCAGACCAAGACAGGGAGATGTCTCCAACCCCGTCTGGATGCTCCATATCGCAGATAAAGCACTCATGGATGATGCCCATTGCCTTGGAGTGGAGCGCACCAGAGATGCCATATCGCTCGACAGACTCGCCCATTTCGGTGTTGACATCACGAGTCAGTTGCATTAACCTAGCCTCAGACCTGTCGGAGACGATGTGCTTGTTGGCGACGAATACATGATACGTCGGACGGGCAGCATCACCGTTGGAATCCATGCGCTGATGCCACATTGGGATACCGGCCTTGAGCGTCTGAATGGGGTCAAATACCCACGTCTGGTTGTCAAACGTGAGGCAGTAGTACTCCCCGCCTTCGTCTCGATAGCAGTATGCGGTAGCATCGGCAAGTTGCGTTGACGTGAGTTTGCCCAACTCGTACTCAAGTGCCTTCGTCGCAACCGGAGTCGCGTCGTATCCGTTGGTTAGGAGGACAGTTGGGTTGCCGTTGACCTTAACGCCAAGGAAGATGAGTCCGCTACCACCCTGCTTGACGGTATACGGTCCGACGCATCCCCAGGGGAGCGATGACGGGCGAGTCGGCTCAAACGGCATGAGCGACGATGCCCCGCTGTTGTAGTACGTCTCAATGCTCTTCGACCCGAACAGCCAAATGTCGCCCTGATAGGGGAACATGGCAACGAGCGGGTCGGGTTCTCGCTGGGCAGAGGCAGTGTTGGCAATCCCCCAAATGCGGAAGTCGGAAGACTTGGACACAAAGAAATCGAAGTCCAGGACACTTTTGTCCGCAGCGTTGGTGGTGTTGTTGATAACCCCGTAACTGTCCATGTAGACGATGTGCGTCGGGGTAACGTCGAGCGCGGTATGCTGAATTTCTGCCAAGACTCCAGACGGGAACGGAGACGGAATAGTCAGCCCAGCCGTAGCCGTAATCGTAAACTTCTTCGGCTGTCCCCCAACCGTTGTCAGAGAGAACCAAGGCCCTATCAACTCCACCGGCAGGGAGTTGGTGCTGTCAACGAGAATAACCTTATCGCCAGTCGTAGCGCCATGATCGGAAGAAAGCGTCACCGTGTATGTCCCAGCGGGAGCCTCTGCAATGGCAGTAACGTCCCATTCGTCCGACCACTTGGTAACGTCATAAAACGTCGTCCCATCCCACACGTAAATATGGGCGTCACCCTGGACAAAGGCGAGTTGCGACTCGTTATGCGTGAAAACACACGGATTCGACGACGACGCGATACCGGTCCCCAGCGTGGAGACAACACCCAAGGAGGTGCACTTATACAGCGTCGTACCTGATACGAAGTAGATGTCGCCGTTCCACTCGTGCATCCCACGCACGACGCCAGCAATGGTCGCAAACGCCTCAAGACCCGGCGATGAAATCCAATACAGGTTATCCTTTGCGCCCGTATTGGAGGTCATGGGCATCAGATTCATCGACTTATGCGAGTTGATGTCAGGCGTTCGCCCGTTATCAGATACGCCGACCAGAGGAATCTGGATATTAGCCATGCTGGTTCCCGTAGCGATAATCGGGCTGCAGGTAGATATCCGCTTGCTCGTACTCCTGCTTCTTTGCTAAGTCGAGAGAGGTCTGCGCCAACTTGTCGAGGTGTTGGTTAACTGGACGCCCGTTCATCACGGCAAACTTGATGGCAAGGTTGTTGATTGCCGCCTCTACCCAATGGTCAGGCATATCGGGGACAGTGCCCAAAGCCGACTCGGAGAACGGGATCATCACGTCAAAGGTGACAGACATCGGGATAAGAGTTGCGTCTGGCACGGGCCACAGAAAGATGTTCCCGACAGGGCTTTCCTGGTCGTAGTAGTACTGGACCGGGATGCCAGCCTGAGCCTTGTTGGGGATATTGTAGTACTCCTGCTTGGAGTACTCGTTTAGAGGTACGTCAATAGAAGAATAAGAACGGTAACCAAACAGAACACGAAGAGGCCGCGCATCATCGTAATCACCTCCGGGGCCGACAGAGTAAGACGCCTGACCCGCGACGAGCGGGATGGTATACGACGCCCTGGCCCACGTATCTACGCCGTAGCCCATCCAGTTCTTCAACATGGAGTTGAAGTGGACAAGCCCCTGCGACAACTGCGCTGCGGTAGGCGTACCACCGTCGGGAATCAGCCCGACCATGCGGTACGAGGCGGTGATGATGTCCTGCGTGGTATAAAGAAGTGCCATTATTCACCGCCTAAGAGAAAGGGGGAGGTTGCCCTCCCCCCAATTTGTGCTAGGAAGATTTGGCCCAAGTACCCTTGACGTTGACCACGTTCCACCTGTTGGCTCCGGTGCAAACAACCGTAACCATATCGTTCAGCGCATCGGTAGCCCCGGTGTTGATAAGGCTGACGTTGGCGGTGGTAGTCGTGTAGATGATGGCGTCGGAAGTCGAGCCAACCGCCACAGACGTGCCAGTCCCGGTAGAGAGAGAGCCGGTGATGATGGTGTAGTAAATGCCCTGCCGCTCAGTCGTAGCAGTGGGCAACGTGACAACCAGATCGGCAGCAGAACAATAGATGATCTTGCCGTGGTCGTCTTCGGTGAGCGTCAAATTACCAGTAATGGACTGATAATTATTGCTCTGTCGAACCCCGTTGGGATAAGTAGTAACTTGCATCTCAAGCTCCTTAGCGGGGAGAGCCGAAGCTCTCCCCGCCGCAAAAGTTAGGCCGCGCCCACGGAGCCGTAGACACCACGGGGATCGCCCCAGCCGAACGTGTAACGCTCGAACCCGAAGAACTTGACGTTCTGCGTGTCCGCGTCGTTGTCACGACCGAACTTCAGGGGAGTGCGCTCCTGGTAGATCAGACCCTCGGGAGCGTCGGTGGTGATGAAGAACGCACCGTTGCCAGCGTCGAAGTAACGGTTGATGACGACGCCCTTCTTAAAGACGCCTTCCATGTTCAGCACGTTGACAGCGTTGTTGCCGGTGTTGTTCTGCAACACGGACTTGACGATGCGCTGCGCGTTGAACCAGTCAGCCGGGGTCACGACAAGCGCCTGCGGGACCAAAAGAATCTTCTTGCCACGGTCGTCAGTCGCGTTCATAATGTTGACGACAAGCTGTTCGATGGACGCCTCGGAGATGTCCGCGCCAACGGTAAGCTCATTGGAGTACGTGCCGCCAGCCTTGTTCGGATGGTCAGTCGCGCACAGTTCCTTGCCATCGCCGCCAGCGTAGGTGCTGGTAAAGGCACGGGTAAGAACCAAACCGCCCTGCGTTTCCTTGGTCTGGATGAACGACTTAGCCAGAGCCTCGGCACGTTTGGGGGCCTCGGGGAGCCACTTGTTGTCCTCGATCATTTCCATCGTGATCTGGAAACCAAGGGCAAAGGTGGTGTTCGTCATGCGGGTGATGAAGCCCTGACGGAAGGTATCATACGACAGGCCAGAACCTTCGTTCTTCGCCACAGCCAGGCCGAAGGGAGAAGTGCCGACGTACTCTTCATACGCCTTGTCGCTCACGACCTTCGTAAAGACCTTATCGTACTCAGGGGTGTGTTCGGCATAGGTATCGCCAAAAGCAGCCTTAACGCCGGGCCACAACCCTTTAGGAATAGAACCAGTGGTGATAAGATTAGCCATTTTTCAAATCTCCTATATTGCGGGTCTACAGACCGGCGGTTCCCTTGAAGAAGTGTTCGTTAATGAGTACACGCCACTTGGCATTGGTCCCGATGGCGTTGGTAAGACCGACCTGCGCGTTCGCAGGGGCGAGACCAAGAATACGAACGTTCGCGGTGGACGGGGTGGTGGTGCTGGAGTCGATCTCCATCTGCGAAAGACCGGTAGTAGCATCGGCAGTGGCAACGATGATGTCGCAATTCGTGCCAACGTCAGCAGCGGCAAGATTCGACCCGACGCTATCTTCCTGCGCCTCATAGATGATATACGGGTCGTCTGTGACTCCAACGTACATCGCAGTCGAAGCGGGGCGATAGGTGTAGCGAGGGATGGTGTTGTCGCCCTGAAGCCCACGAGGAGTCGAAGGCGGGTCAGTGCGGAAGGCGACAGCAGAGCCGAGCAGCACAGTCGAGCCAGCAGTAGCCTGAGCGCAAATCGGGAACTCGCCAATGGCTTCCGCGCCAGTGTTTACGGGGATGACCAAATCGTACAGCCCGATAGCCGTACCATCGGTAGCAGGCACGAAATACCACCGCACCTTCTCCGACCAGTCAAGCCCCTGAAGATGACCAACGGGTTTGAACCCGAAGGGGGAGTCAGTATTAGCCATTTTCTATCTCCTAGAGTCCAGTCGTATTCTTGTAGAAATGGTTGTTGATGAGGCAGTTAACCTTAGCACTTGCGCCGAGAGTGTTCCCACCAGGAAGCGACTCATACGGAGCCAACTTCAGGATGCGAATCTGCGCGGCTTCAGTGCCAGCGCCAGTCGTCTTGCCACCGGGAAGGCCGGTGTTGATAAGCTGACCAGACAACGACGCTTCCGTAAGCGCACCGTTCTTGATCGAGAAGTTGTTCCCAATCATGGTAGCGGTGAGCGGGTAACTGGTGTGCGTAGACGCCTCGTACACAACGTACGGGTCAGTCACGACACCGACGTACATCTCGGTGGACGCAGGGCAATATTCCTTGCGGGGAATATTGTTGTCGCCCTGGATGGAAGTGTGAACATCATCAGGTCGATCAGACCGAAAAGCCACCGCAACACCCAAAATGGGCTGCTGATTCGACGCGCTTCCTTCCGCTGCCTTGGTAGCGATAGCAAACGTGCCAGTGGTATCAGACCCATCAGACGTCGCCTGAACGCAGTCGTACAAGCTAATCTGCGAGGTCAGCGCGGCGGGGTGATAGCACCACTGAATCTTTTCGGACCAATCCAGCCCCTGAAGATGACCAACGGGTCGAAACCCACTGGGACGGGCGGTATTAGCCATTTAATTCTCCTCGATAGACCGCACCATATTCGACGCGATCTTGGTTTTATAGCCATTCGGTTCGTAAAAGTCGGACTTCTCCTTAGAGCGGTAGATGTCCTTCTCCAACTCGGTAGCCCGAGCCTGGATTTCACCCATGTCCTCGTCGTACCAATCTTTCGGTTTCCGCATGAGAACATGGTTTTCGCCGTTCCCAGCAGGCATGATGCAAGCCTTACCGGGGAGTTTCCCTCTTACGGTATTGGGAGTGCAAGCCTCCGCTTCACCGTCCACAACGACCTCCCAACCTGCCTGTTCCAGCCGTTCGATACGTCCCGGCCTGTCAACAGGGTTGTAATACACAAAGTTGGGGTCCATGTGGTTGTACGTCAAAACGTCCCGCGTGTTCATGGGAACGCGCTTCTTACGTTCGGACGCACGACTTTCACCAGCCTTGGGACGAGGACTGTCCTCTTCCTTCTTTGCAAAACGTGCCGCCATACAGACCTTGCACGTCTTGCCATCCTTGCTCATTTCAACCGATTCAGCACCGCACTTCTTGCAAGACCCTGTGGTCTCCATGTTTAGCTCCTGACCTGAAAGATGGATTCGCTAAGGATTTCCTTGGCGTAATTTTCCTGTGCCTTCTCTAAGCTACCTGCTCTTTTGAAAATCCCTCTCCGGTAAAGCGCGTCAAACGTCTGCTTGTCCTCCGCAGAGAGGTCAGAGAAACGCTTGCCCTGCTGGGGTGCGGGACGGTTCCCGGTAGACGGTGCAACGGGCGTCTTTGGAGTCGCCTGCGGCGCGTATCTGCGACCGGCTTCGTTCAGCAACCCGCGAAAATCCTCGGGCATGAGGACTCGACCTTCGCTTTGTGCCTTCGTGATAGCAAGGGCAACAAAATTCTGCGCTGCTTCAGTTCTTACCGGATCGCGCTCGAACCAAGTGTTCGCGGCCTTAAACTCTTCAGCAGCCTTTTGAGCCTCATACGCCAGAGCCTGATGATCGGGAGCAGGTGCAGTATTCCGTGTGCCATTTTCAAGCTCCCGTCGAGCCGCATCCGCAGCCTCAAACGTGTTCCAATCACCAGCCTCAAATGCAGCCTTCTGCTTGCCGCGAATTTCCTGAATCTTCTTTTCAGCATCCTCACGGGCAATGCGCTGGATGTCGTTCATCGCGGAAATCATCTGAGCGCGTTCACGCTCATGCTCCCGCCTGAGTTTGGCGATTTCGTCCTTGAGAGGACGCATAATCTCGCCACGCTTCACCCAAGTGTCGGCATCAACCCACTTGTTCGGGTCTCCGCGAAACTCCTCCTTGGGAACCCAGCCTTCCTTACGCGCAACGTCGTCAGAACTGGGCGTTTCTACAGATGTATTATACTCTTCTTGAGACTGATTATCAACATCATTACTAGCAACCTGCTGCTCGTCGCCAACGGTCATTACCATCGTCTCGTCGAGTCCCATTAGGCGTCCTCCCTACGGATGATGCCAACAATGTCCTCATCGTTGATGACCTTCATAAAGCCCATCTTATCTTCATCGTAGCCGGGGAAATCGACCGTCTTCCCGCCGTGCTTCATAAAGATAACCTCGTCGCCCTCGTTGATGCCCCAGGCGTCGATACCGCCAAGTCCACCAGAGAAGGCAGTAGGGCCGATGGCAACAACAATGCCAACGTCCTGATGCTTGTCCTGCGCCGTGTCGGGAATGTACAGCCCGCCAGCAGTTCGCTTCTCCGGGGGGTTACATTTCACCAAAATCCTGTGTCCTGCCGGTTCGATCTTGACCATATTCGACTTCTCCTCGCGCATTGTCCTTTGCGCGTTGAATTGCCCCCTGAAGGGCGGCTATTTTCCCACGCAGATGCGTGGTTTCGTCCCAATCCATACGTCCAACGAGGCAACTCTTGCCGCGATCAACGTCCGACTGCAAGTCGGCTAGAAACTTCTCTGTAGCAGGGTGTTGCAACCATTCGATCCACATTATTGGATATACCTGGGCCAATCATTAGCCAGCCAGAGGTTAAGTTGGTCTTGAGTAAGCCCACCGGGGGCGACGACAAAGGTATGCCCTACCGACCAAACGCCAACACCGGCAGTGGGAATCTCCGTATTGGTGTTATATGGACGATTCCAAGGGACGGCTTGCGTATCAGGGGGGGTCTTCAGAAACTCCTGCGGATGACGCGGCTCGTCCCAGTCACGACACACCATGCGCCCGTCCCAGCGGCGAACGAGTTGATCCGACTTCATCACGAAGCCGGACACCTCGTCCATCACCTTCCAAGTGCGGGGCTTATACCTCGTTCGGTACATTTGCGCTCATCTCGTCGATGTCCAAGCCGCGATGGTCGGTCAGCGCCTTGATTGCCATCTTGCGATGTTCCAACTCCAACTTGGCGCTGCCCAGCACCCCCTCCTGTTCGACGCGCTTGGCTTCCGCATCGGCTCGGGTCTGCTCGATACCGACTCGCGCCTGATCCATTTGGGCGTTGTGCTGCGCCTCGAACTCCGCCATCTGCTGCTCGGGTGACGGCCCCTGCGGAGGCGGCATGAAGACCGAACCCTTCTCGGAATCGGGGAGGCCCAACGCAACGAGCAACTGCCGTTCGATGTAAGCCGGGTTGACTTGCATACCAGCCTGTTGCATCTGCATCAGCAGTTGCATACGGAACATGGCGACCTGCTCGGACGAAATTTGCTGGTCGGCGGAGAGCGAAACGTCGGTGTCGTCCCGGTTGAAGTCGGTACGATACGCCATACCAGCGGAGGCAGGAGTAGCCCCCTCGGTCATAAACCTCTCAAGATCGTCGTCAGACGGCTCAAGGGGCTGGTTGTCCAGAACCTTGTAGTACTCGATGGGGTTCATGTACTCGCGGTTCAAGTCTTTGAGTTTTTTCAACTCGCGGCTCATCGCCCGGAAGATGCGCTGATAAATCCCCTGAAAGACCTTTTGACCCTGTTCAAGCATCGCCAGCGTGGTCGTAGCCGGGACATTCGACGGGGGAGAGACACCTGCCATTGCGTCAGAAACGGCAGTAACGCGCTGCCCCCAGTCGATCAGGAGCGTCATCAACTGGTAGAGAACCTGAGACGGGGGCTGCTGGGGCCACGGATAGATCGACCGCGAGAGGTCGCCCATCGTGCTATCTACGCGAGTCCACTGCCCAGGTCTGGTGCGAACGTCACCAGACGCCATGCGGAGTTCGGTTGAAATCAACCCGCCGCCGAGATTATTCAGCGTCCCCGCATCGGTAAGCTGGTTCATCGTGCTGTTGATCGTCTGGTTGATGTGGTACAACATCGTACCCCAGCCGATACCCAAATTGCCACCAGACGGGTCAGGAAAGAAAATGTACTGCGTGAAGTAGTGCTTGGGGTTGATCTTGGCGATGCGCCCGTCAGCCCCGACGATAATATCCCGCTCTGAATAACGCGGGACGATGCGAAGCACCAGACGTGAGTTTTCCTCAACCGTGCAAATGTACGGTTCCTCGTAACCATCCTCGTCGATGTCATACCAGCAGTGGCATTCCAGGATTTTGTTCGGCGTATCCTGACCGGAAGGGCGCTCGGTTAGGTTTACCGAGTCCCTTGTGTGGAAATCGTCGTCGTCTGGCGTCGATCCGCCGTTGATATCGACATTTCGGTACAACCCAAGTCGCTTGTATTCCTCGATTTCCTGCTCGTAGAGGTAAAACCAGTGCGTTACAGTACGCGCAACCTCGATGTTCTTCGCGTAGTAGTCAAAAACGACCCTATCTGGGAGAATCGCGTCGGAAACGTTGACATTATTTGCAAAATCTCGGTATGTTTTCTTAAAAACCGACCCGTAAATGGGAAGGGAGTGGCACAATTTGTCCTGATCTTCGATCCAGTCGGGCATATCGTCGGTAAGCTGCCACGACATATACTTCGCCATGCGCTCCCCGGCTTCCAATTTTTCATCTGTCTTGTACCCGTTGATACGAGCGGATACCGGATAGGGCATTTTGACCAACGCGGGGAACACACGCGAGGCAAACTGGTGCACCGCGACGGTCAGCAGGGGGAACTTGATGTTACTCGCGCCGACCCAAGGGTAACTCTTCTCCTCGATGGTCTGCATACAAAGTTCTACTGCCGATTTCGTGCGGTCATCCCATCCAGCGCGAGATTCCTTGTCCTTCTTGTACGCCTCGATAACGTGATTCGCGAACCTAGAAAGCATCGCGTCGTCCAAATGCTCCGCGACGTTCTCCCCGGCGTTGTTGATTTCAAGAATATCGGCTACGGTCAGCATCAGTACCCCGTCACAGGATTGCCCATGTTCATGCCCATTGAGTCACTACCCGACATCTTGGTCTCCCACAACTCTTCATCTTGCTCTTGATAGTCAAACTCATTATCAATGATTGAATGTCCGAAGAGGCGGGTACAAACATATTCAAACGCCTCAACGGGGTGGGAAAACTCGTTCTTGTCGGGCTTGTCCTGGTAATGTTCCCCGGATACCTGCTTACGTTTGTAGCAATATCCGCCCATCAATCCCTTGCGTAATTTAACACATTTCGGACCAATCTGGAAAGTTGGGCGTCCCTCATTCATCTCGCGCAGGACTTTCTTCACCGATTCCTTGCGGATGGTCGGACTCTGCAAGCCTGCCTGCAACTCGATGCCCTTAGCACGAAGGATAATGGCTGGGGAGCGGTCCTCAAGTTGTGATTTAAAGAATATCGACGGGTCGCCGTAATCGACGAAACGATATCCTGGGTAGTTCGCAGCGCAGTGGCGGTTTACAACGTCGGCAAACTCGGAAAGCCCGATGTCCTCCGACGTTAGCTCGTCAAACGCCATGACGTGACCACGCGGGGTCATCTGCATGAACTCGACTGCCGGGGTTCGCCCACCGTCCCAGCCTCGCAAGATGACCCGGTTCCCCTCGTCTGGCCCGAGCAGACTATCGCGGTAGTGAACCGAATCGTTGTACTCGGGATATATGGCCCGACCGTCGAATATGACGCCATAATTCCCGTTGACGAAGACGTTAACCCACTCAGGGTCTTTGCCCATCGCTGCACGGTAATAATAAGACGGGTCGAGGTTCGCCAGATTTTCGGCATTTCTCGACAGACCTGACGGCTGCTTGAAAAACTCGTATTTGGAGGTCATTTGGTCGAACATGGCAGTCGCTTCCTCGTCGGACACATGACCAAACGAGAAAAGACCACCTGTAAGTTGCATGACCTCCGTAAGCGCATCGACTGGGGTCTTAAACTCCTTGCGCCTAAGTTCTGCCACGCGGGGCGCGAACTCTTCCGCAAGCCGATACCACCAGTGTTCGGTATCGGGGGGGTTGGTGTCCAAGATAATGAAGGAGCGGTAATTTCGGACATTCCCCTTCGACGGGTAGCGCCCTACGCGCCCTTCAAGCATCTTCAAGACGGAGTAGTCGATCTCCTTCGCCTCGTTGATCCACGCGCCGGTCAATTCCAGCGAGAGGAGCTTTTTCACGTCGTCGGGCTTGTCAAGGGCGCGAAAAAGCATGTCAAATTTGATGTTCCCCAAGTCGATATGGTGAACCATCTCGTTCTTGTTGAACGCGCCGAAAACGTCCTCCGGGAATACCTGAAGCCACGTTTGCAGTGTGGTATCCATCAGTTCGCGATAAGTACCCCGGATGGCGCAGAAACGCGAACGGCGAACTCCGTCCTTGCCTGGGTCGATAGTCAGAGCCTGACGAAGAATTTCGACGCAGCAAGCCGTGGATTTACCGGAGCCAATCGGTCCCATGATGCCACGAACGAATGCCTCCGACATGATGAAGGAGGCGATTGTCGGGGAACCCGTGAAGTCCCAGTTAAAATTGAAATTTCGCGTCTCGCCCATTAGGGGGCGAAGGGACCGAGCCATTAGATCGTCACGTCCATGCCGCTGTCCATCGCCGCGTCCATCGTCCGGTCCATCATGCCGACACCTCCGGTCGCGTGAGAGTACCCGGTATCATACGCGGAAAGGCTGCTTCCCCCGTAGGTGTTGACACCAGACACCCAATAATAGTATACGACGTCAACAGTAACAGTCGTGTCGTCATACGGAGACGTAACGCCGGTAAATGTCGCGCTGCCTGGAGGCGTAGTCGTCGTGCTTCTGTAAATGCTATACGATGTGCTGCCAGCAGAGGCATTCCACGACACCGTGACCTTGCTCGCAGATGTCCCGTCAGACGCGGCAACGCCGGTAGGAATGTCCGGGACAAACCCGAGCAGCGGGGACGGGGATGAGGCTCCACCATATCCTGCATACCCAATGGTTGCAGTCTCGATTGGGCCTGGCGTAGTTGCCGACGTTGCCCTGCTGTATCCGTAAATATCGTAGAGATTATCCCCAGATAGCGATGCGTGGAAGTCAGCTATAGAACCGACGAGTGCCGACCCCTTCAGCAGCCCAACCGTAGGCACGAAGGACATCACCGCTTGATCGGTAAAACCGGTAAGCGTCTGTACGTTGCCGACATTGTAGTTGCCGGTATCGGTCCCACGCGATGAGCCAGAGTTGATGTTCTGCGTGTGCAGCAGGCAGTTGGTAGCCTCGAACGTAGTTCGCGTTCCCTGAGAACCCATCGCATAGCGGTCGCCGCTTGAAACAGAGCCATTATACCCAAAAAATGTGCATTCGTTTACGGCGACTTTGCTGTACGGAGTATTGTCGTCGATATAAAACAAGCCCTTCGGAGATGTATTTGAGTTCGACCCGATGGAATTGAATACGCAGGTGTCCAAGATGAACGTCGAGGTGGATACAGGGGCCACCTCGTTGCTACCAATGCCCTGGGCCGGGTGAGATGCATTGAGAATACATCTGGTGAATTTGTGTGGCGCTACCTGTGTCCCACCAGCGAAGAACGTACCGTATCCAGTCCCCCATGCGGTGCAATCTTCCGCTTCGCATCCGATGGGATGCGCCCCGGCAAGCGCGTAGAACATGAACGGGAAGGCATCGACGCCGGACCCGTAGAACGTAGTCGAGAAGGTCAGGTTCTTGAGCTTCCAATAATCGAGCGATACCCGTATCGCCTGTTTCCACGTCCCAACGTTGGCAAGGATGAATACCTGTCCAGGTGTCTCCTGAAAGGTCTGCCCAGCTGGGTCGGTAAGCGTACAGGTCGTATCCCCGTGAATAACGTTTACGTTGGCAGCGGTCCCCTTGTACGGAGTAACACACTCTGAGGTCTCATCATATGTTCCGGGGGCGATTTCAATGCGCCAACCCCCTAGCGCATCTGTCACCAAGGAAAGAGCCTTGAAGATCGTCTTTACGGGGCCGACGTTTCCGGTCCCGTGGCGCTTGCGCGTACCGTCATAGGTGTCAAGCCCGTAGGTGTTTGAAACATAGATGGTATACGCCATTTACGGCCTCACCGGATGGTTGATGACTTCTGGTGTACCACCAAATTCAGGCGGTTTTACGAGCTTGGTAAACGCGTCAACATATTCGGAAGCACCAGGTGTCTTGCCAGCCGTACGCGTATTACCCATGATGTCAGGGTTGGCCGAGAACGAGGAGAGAATATCGTTCAGCGGGAGTGTCAAGCCGCAAGCCGGGACGAGGACGTACGGAATTTGTTTCACTGCGGTCCAGCCAGACGTTATTCCATTGTTCCCGTAGGAGATACATCCAGATATTGTCCCGTCTGTTACCGTTAAATTGGGCGAATATGGTGACGGCCCTCCACCAATAACCTGACATCGTGTTGCGTTGTACTTTGCGTTAGCGGTGTGAAAATTCCCGCAAGCGATAAAACTATTCAGGTTGTTGTTTGTCGTGTCCCTAATACCAGGGGAAACGACAAGCGTGTCAAAAAACGACACTTCGCATTTAGAAGTCGAGTTAGCAGCAATGATGTTGTTTGCAGGAAAGGTTCGTCCACCGATGATAACGCAATCATAAACGTTTATCATGCCGGAGATAAACGCACCGCCAGCCGTTGACTGGCTCCAGTTGATCCCAGCGGCAGCGCAGATGAAGAGGCACTTGCTGAAGTAATTCGCATCAGTAGCCGGGGTAGCCGAGTCAGACGCAAAGAAGTTCATCAGACCGGTATTATTCCCGAAGACAATGCAGTCTGCCAGTTTGAAGCCCCTGGAATACCCGATGCTCACCGTAACGGTGGTCGAAGACGGGCGGAAGAGATAGGGTGCTATTACAAATCCTCGGATCTCCCAAAAGTCGGCTACGGCGTTCCCAAAGGCGATGGCGGAAAGACCAGAGGCCCCGACGAGGTAGACGAATCCAGGCGTCTGCCCATGGTAATTCCCGCCCCCGTCCTGTACGGTCCCGTACGGGTCTGCGATAATGCGGTTCGGGCTACCGGAGACTCCAACAGAAGGAGGGTTTACGATGGTCTCAGTATTTTCAGTCCGGTCGGAGGCGACGTAGATGGTGTTGCCACCACCAGCGTCAACGGCAGCGATAGCAGCAGCTACGGTACGCTTCGCAAGCGCCCATGTAGCCCCGCTATTGCCGTCATTCCCGACTCCCTTGATTACAAAGAGGGTTTTTGCCATCAGGTAAGAACCCAGGGGCTAATGGTAGGCGTCCACGCAGGGGCGGCGAAATCATACGAATAGGTCCGCGTCAGCGTTCGGAACACCCCGTCAACCGTACCGGAGACGACCTCTGACGAGATCATGTTGTGAACCGGTTCACGCGTAAAGACTTGGGAACGGTCGGCAACCCCGTCGAGTTTCCCGACAATCCCCAAAATCTTCCGATGATAAAGTGTCGCAGCATCAGGCATCGCCATTCCATCGACGGCTGGGTCAAGCAGTTGGAGCGCCTCGTCGTTCGTACACGCCCTGACGAGGGCGACAACCTGTGCAGAGGTTGGGGTGTTCCCGCCAAAGCTCATCCCTGCTATCCAGCGCGACAGCACCGTCTGGTTGGTAATACCCTCAAGGACGACCGGGAGCGTACCCGCGTAGGTATTGATCGCGGAAAGAGATGCACCAGGGTTGTTCCTAATGTATGCGAACATAGCCCTGATGAAACTCTTCCAGCGGGGACGCGCCCACGTCCATAGGTCTTCCTTGACCGAAGTAATGACCCAATCGTCGGAAAGCGCCATTTAAATCTCCGCAGCCACTTGGCGGACAACCAACTGAGCCGAACCGGATGCACGTGCGGTTACATTCAGCCGAACCGCAGTAGCCGGGGAATCCAGGCTCGCAGCAGCCGAAGCCGTCTTGCCCGCAAGGTTGGTCGTGTCGATCCACACCGCCGTCTCACCCGCCTGCAAATCAGACAGGGTATACTGGACTGTATAGGTCAGGTTTGCGCCTGCCGATACCTCGACGGCGAGGGACAGCGGAGCCCCGTGCGGGTTCCGGTAGTTGAGCATGTACGCCGGGGATGCCGCGACAGACGACACCGCATCAGAACGGTAGAAACCCCTTCCAGTAGCGCCCATTACTTAGTACCCGCCGGGCTATTCAGGGTCTCCTGAGATTCGCCTTCTTGAATCTTCGCCTTCTTCATCCGATTCACACCGCTCATTTTCTCCCACCTTTCGGCTTTTTACCGCCGCATTTATCAACTTTATACCCGCCACCCATTATCGCACTCCAGACTGGGGGACATCCCCGAACATATCCCATTCACTATTCCCATAGTTCCCAAATGCACCACCTATATCGCCCGACACTGTAAACGACTTCCGCTTAGCCTGCTCCAGGGGCGACTCTGCTGTCCCTGTCAGGTTGCCAAACGTCTTTGATGCAGGCGACCTTACAACGTACTCAAGCCACTTGTTCGCATACTGCATCGGGTCTGAACCGGGCGGTAACTTGCCAGTCCCTGTCTCGTAGGCGTACGACTGCAAGGGAGCAGCCATAAGCTGCGAATATAGCCCATACAAGTTGCCAAGAGTGTTACGACTGTCCATAGCCAATCAACTTGTAATAGTCCCCCGACAGGTCGCCACGTCCCCCCCCCAAACGTGCGTAGGCGTCACCCCACGGATTCCCCGACCCCATCATCGTACCGGTGAGGTCGGTCATCTCCTTACCACCTGTCACATACTTCGACCAAGCGTTTGCCAATCCTCTCTGCGAAGGAGCTTCTTCCGGCACGTTATAAAACAGCCCGTTGATCTTATCCAGCCCACCAAGTCCGGAGAGACTATACGCCTCTGGGCTGCGCTCCATTCCGGTCATTGGCAGAAACGCGTTGAAATAATAATAATTGGCAGCAGCCGATGCTAGCGCATCATCGCTGCTAGCGGCTGTCCCGACCGGGCTGTGATAATAATTCCAGAACGAGTCTTGTGCCATGAGCGTATTATATCACCAACTCGAAGCGATTATGACATCCGGCAGCCGAGCGATTATGACATCCGACGGCCGATGCTCGACGGCTCACCTATACTCCATCGTATCCAACGCCTGCTGCAACAACCCGCCGAGTAGATCTACCAGTGCCTCATCGGTATGCAGGGCTTCCTCATATTTCCCGGTGTACCCAGCATACAAGAGCCAGTGGACAAGCTCGTGGCAGAAGGTATGGGCCAATTGCTCTTGGGTTCGACGGATGCCATCCATATTCCGCTGGATTTGAATCTTGTTGGAACGGAAGCAGGCGAGACCGTACGCATCGTCCTCGTGGCGCAGGTCATCGACAAACTCGACCTCGATGGTTTGGCCTAGCAACTTAAATCGACGGGGGATTTTCACGGAATTTCCTCGCACCCTTCAGTCCGACGGTGTTGGCACGACCAGCAAATATCCGAGCTAAGGTTCGCACAGCCGCAGTTATCGCAGACCCACATGGCGACCTCCAAGCCGAGATGGACCCACATGGCGACGCTCCCCGCAGTTCTGGCAGTACGTTGACGGGCGATTTACATACCCGCATTGGCAGGTCCAGGTTTTTGGTTTCATGCCGTTATCTCATTTTGGGGCCGACTGTCGGACTCGAACCAACAACCTGCTGATTACAAATCAGCGGCTCTACCGTTTGAGCTAAGTCGGCATGTTGAACTATTAAGTATTATTTACCAGTTCAGTTTCTTTTTATGCGTTCTGTGAAAAATGGGACCCAATTCCCACATCCACCCCCACCCCGTTGTTTTGGCCCCCGGCCCCCGAAAAATCAACCCCCCACAGGCAAAACGGTCTACAAAGAGGTTATTCCGTGTTACCCAG